TTTAAAACGCTTGGTTGATAGTTTAAACCGAGAAATTAAATAAATTAACAACTTATAAAGAAACATATCCTTTACAGGACTGTTACACTAACGCGTATCCGCAAGGACCGCAGAAGGAGAAAAAAATGTCAGAAGAAAATGTAGGCAGTGTTCCTGCCCCACAAGCTGAAGTGGTAAATTCAAGCGAAAATAGCGATGAGGCATTAGAAGCCTCTCCCGAATCTCAAGAAAATGTAGAATCGGCTGAAAATCCAGAAGCTTCTAAAGAGCAAAAACAACTTGAGAAAAAAATCAAAAAATTAAAACTAAAAGTAGATGGCGAAGAGTTTGAAGAGGAAGTAGATCTTGATAACGACGAATATTTAGTTCGTCAGCTTCAACTTGCCAAGATGGCACAGAAACGTGCACAAGCTTACAGTCAATTAGAAAAAGAAGTAACTGATTTTATTAATCAATTGCGTTCTAATCCTAAAAAAGCTCTAGCTTCAGATATTGTTGGTTTGGACGTTAAAAAACTAGCTGCTGAAATTATTGAAGAAGAAATTGAAAGATCGCAAAAATCTCCAGAAGCTCTCGAAAAAGAACGTTTGGAAGAAGAACTTAAGCAGCTTAAAGAAGAGCGTGAAAGAGAAAACGAAGAACGTCGTAAACGAGAACTTGCAGAAAGACAACAAAAAGAATTTGAACGTTACGATATGCTTTTTGAAAAAGCTCTTAAAGGAACAGATCTACCTAAAACTCCTTATGTTGTAAAACGTATGGCAGATTGGATGCTTTTAGGTTTGGAAAATGGTATTGAACTTGAACCTCAAGAAGTAGCCAACCTTATTCGCGATGAAATGCAACAAGACCTTAATCAGATGTTTGAATTGATGCCTGAAGAAGTTATTGAAAAATTTATTGGCGAAAAGAACTTTGAAAGAGTTCGTAAGAAGAAATTGGCTGCTGCTAAGTCTAAAAAACTTGAATCTAAGCCTATTATACAAGAACAAAAAGATGAACAAAAACAAGAAGTTAAGAAAATTAAAATGAAAGATTTTTTTGGAAACTTCTAATTTTAACAACTTAAGTCGTAAGAATCATTGCATTTTTTATTTGTCAAGTATTAAGTAGATTTTATGTTACCGTAATAAGGGCGTAAATACCGAGATAAGAAAGAAAATAAAAAATAAATGATGAAAAAATAAAACTAAAAATATAAAGGAAATAAAAATAATATGTCTTATCAATCAACAGATTCAGCAGTTCTTCGCACACAACTTAAAGTGCAAGAAGTCTGCGTAAAATTAAGTGATGTGGAACTAGTATCAGTAGCAGGTCTTGTAGTCACAGTAAAACTTGGTGAACCTATTAAAGAAATTAAAGCTGCTATTCACATTGACGATAACGTTGGTGCTGTTCTAATTCCCGCAGCTAACCGAACAGTTACAGGAAGCCAAGTTGCTCTAACTTTGGCTAACGCTCTTGCTGCCGCTGATGCAATTATCCTCAAGTACGAAATTCAAGAATAATAAATAACTAATAAATAAAGGAAATAAATAGAATATGACTACTACAAATAAATTCGGTACTCCCGACAATACAGTTGGAAACCTTAATGGTCTTTTCAAAGAAACTTATGCTGATAAGTTGAAAGAACTTATTCCAGATGGGGTTAAACTTCTTAACCTCATCAAATTTATGGCAAAAGATAAGCAGCCCGGTAACTTGTTCCACCAACCAGTTATCTTGCAACAAGAGCATGGTGTAACCTTCGCATCTTCTGATGATGACGCATTCAACCTTCAACCTCCTGTTGCTGGTGCTGTAAAAGACGCTCAAATCCGCGGTAACCCTGTTCTTATGCGCTCTGTTCTCGGCTTTACTGCCGCTTCTCGCGCAGTTCAAGGTGGAAAACAAGCATTTATGGATGCTACTAAGTATCTCGTAAAAAACATGCTTGATTCTCTTTCCAAGAAACTTGAAATTGAAATGCTCTATGGACAAATGGGTTATGGTACTGTAGCTTCTGTTTCTACTACCGCTATTACCATCACTACCGCTGAGTGGGCTCCCGGAATCTGGGCTGGTGCAGTTGGTATGCCTATTGAAATTCGTAGCGCTAACGGTGTTACTTCTCGTGGCAGTTTCAAAATTGTTTCCGTTAACATGGATACTCGTGTAATTACCGTAAACGCTGATGCTCAAGCTGCTGGCGTAGTAGCAACTGACGTTATCTGGCACAACTCTGCTTATGGTAATGAGTTCCCCGGTATCCACAAGATCTTGACTACTTCTGGTACTCTTTTCAATATCGACACTTCTACATACAACCTCTTTAAAGGTAACGAGTATTCTGCCGGTTCTGGTGCTCTTTCCTTCCAAAAGTTGAACAAAGCTGTAGCTCGTGCAATTGAAAAAGGTCTAGACTCCAAAGTTCTTGTTCTGGTTAACCCTCGTACATGGGCAGATTTGCTCTCCGATCAAGCTGCTCTTCGCAAGTTTGATTCTAGCTACTCTCCAATTAAGATGGAAAACGGTGCACGTTCTTTGATGTTCTACTCGAACAACATTGACATGCAAATTGAGTCTTCTATCTACGTTAAAGAGGGTTATGCTTACATGCTGTCGCTTGAAGATTGGGTACGCGTAGGTTCTAGCGATATTACCTTTAAGCGTCCCGGCTATGAAGGCGACTTCTTCCGTGAGCAAGAAAATAGCGCAGGTTACGAATTGCGATTATGGTCTGACCAAGCACTCCTCTGTGTAGCTCCCGGTCGCAACACCTTGATTAAAGATATCGTTAACGCTGCTTAATAGCGGAAATTATTAAGAATTTTATTCTTCGGTTAGCCTCGGTAGGGAAACCTATCGAGGCAAACTTTTGGTATTTCATACAGATTTATGTATGATTTACCAAAACCTTACATTGTTATATTTAGAAAATAATTGACAAATATTAAAAATATGGTATACTGGTTTTATTAAAAATATGAATTTTCAAGTCAAGTCTATCACTAATAACCTCGCAACAGAGTATGTAGTGAAATATCATTATCTTCATAAAGTTCCCAATAGAAAATTCTCCTATGGATTGTTTGATGGCGAAAAGCTAATAGGTGTTTGCATTTTTGGTATATGCCCTTATGAAAACGTCGTAGATCGAATTGTCGGAATTGAAAATCGGAAAAGAACATTAGAATTAACCCGAGTTTGGGTATCAGATGAATATTCAATTAAAAACATTGAAAGCTATTTTATTGGGAAGTGTTTAAAGCTTCTAAAGGACTATGTCATAATTTCTTATGCTGACCCTCACGCTGGTCATCGAGGAATTATTTATCAAGCTTGCAATTTTAAATACTACGGATTAAGCACTGGAGGTTCTCTAAAATACGAAAAAAACTTCATTACGACAACTTATCATAGAAAGCATTTATACGTTTATGACAGGTTTAATTGCGTTAAACTAACACAAAAACCATATCCCAAAAAAGATTGTTTAATTTATGCTTTAGTTGATCCTGATAGCGATGAAGTTCGATATATAGGCTTATCTTCAACAGGTCTTGATAGACCGAATGAGCATAAAAAGAAATCAAATCTTAGAGGCTTTAGTCATAAAATTAATTGGATTAAATCTCTTATAGAACGAAATAAGATGTATAAAATAAAAGTGATTGAGTATGTCGAACCTGAAGAATTGAACAGTCGAGAAATGTACTGGATAGCCAAATATCGAAAACATGGTTATAATTTGACTAACGCAACAATAGGTGGAGAAGGAACTATTGGGTTTAAATTCTCTGAAGAAAGCAAACAGAAAATTTCTAAAGCAAGACTTGAGTATTATACAAAGCATCCCGAACAGGCCAAAAAATTAGCCTTATCGCAAAGAAAGCCTATTCAGTATATTGATGAAATTCCACATTTTGAATGTAGTAAGTGTAAAAAAATTAAGCCATTATCTGAATTCAGTAGAAATAAGTCTCGCTGGAACGGACACGAGTCTTTTTGCAAAGAATGCGATAAAATTCGTCAAAAGCGTAAAAAGAAAAATAAACTTTCTCCCGAAGAGTTCCAAAAAAGCTATGAAACTCGAAAAGAAAAAATACGAGAAGGTGTCTTAACTGCTTATAGAAATAATCCAGAACTCAGAGAAAAAATTTCAAAAGCTTGTAAAAAGCCAATTATAGCTAGAAGTATTGCAGGAAATGAGATTTTAAGATTTGATTCAGCTACTGAAGCCAAAGGTTTTAATAGTACAAATATAGGCGTTGCTATCCGTACTAAAAAGCCTTATCGCGGCTATTATTGGGAATTTGACAAGAAAAACTGACATACTCCAGCACCTTTAGGAGTGGGGACAACCTCAAAAGAAAGCCTATGCCTTTAGGTGTGTGAGCTGTCAGCGCGGTTTTTATTTTCTTGCATCATTCTTTCACAAGCTTTCCATGCACCCCTTGCAATCCACGTCCATCCTTCTAAATGCTGGATTTTCTTTTCATATTCTTCAAAATCTTTTGAAATTTGGGGTTGGGATTTTATTATGTACTCTGCGCCTGCAATGAAGGCTTCTTTTAAATTATCAAATCTTGAGTCGTAGTCGACATCGTTGCATATTTCATGGGCATATCCCTTCGCAGCAAATTCAATTTCTTTTTTTGATGGATTCATCTCATACGCTCCATTTTCCAATAAATTCAAGTACTTTTTTATTTGTCATAGTTGACTAAAAGTACATTTAGAAACCTGCGCGCAGCTTCTCTGCCTATTTCCATTTTCTTCTCGAAAGTTATACCAAGGTCATCGTCTATTGAGTCACACACCGCCATACACAAGTTGCAAAACCATCCGAACCTATATTCATCGTCGTTAGCCAAAGCGTATAACAAGTCGTTAGTGGGGGGTTTCTTTTTCTTATTCTTAGTTTTCATTATATTCTCCTTATAGCTCAAACTACTAAAATCGTAGCAGTATGGCATAAATGTTTATATTATATCACAACTTTCCAATAAATTCAAGTACTTTTTTGTTTTTTATATAAATTATTGAATTAACAACTATAACTTAGGGAGACATATGCCATTAATTACAATTCAAGGTACACCTATAGAATTTCCTAATTCGGGAAGTTCACCAAATTGGAGTCCAGCAGTAATTGAGTTTGCTCAAGCTGTGGAAGCAGCTCTTCAGGCTGCCATCGGTGAATTTGACGTTCCGCCTCAAGTATACACATTAACAAATAACGTTAATACAAACTTAAATATTCCTAATTTGTCGTTTGCTAGTCAAGAAGTGCGTTCAGCCACTATCGAATTTGCGGTTTTCAGAAAAACCAATTCTCTTAAAACATTCGCTAAAGGTCGTTTAAATATTTTTTATGACGATGTTGCTGCCGATTGGGCAATTCAAAGAGAAGACGATGTTGGTAATATTACAAATGAAGTGACATTTAGTATTACATCTTCTGGACAAATTCAAATAACTACAACAAATTTAGCAGGTTCTTCTTACACAGGTAAAATTTCGTATTCAGCAAAAGCTCTTCCGAGGGAATAAATAATGATTAAATTTTTTAAGAAATTTTTTGAGGGTATTACAATTGTCCCAAAAACTACTTCTACTTCAGCCGAAAAAGGCGATTTAGAAGTCCTATCAGGTGATGGAAGACTTCGTTATCATAACGGTTCTACAAATGAAAAAGTTGTAACAGAGGCTTCTACTGATACTTTAACAAATAAAACCATTGATGGTGATGACAATACTATTCAAGATTTAGCTCTTACTTCTTTAAAAACAGATCTACCTAATGCTAATAAAGTTATACGTCGAAATGCATCTGGTGTTGTTATCTCAGGTAATAACCTACCTAACTCTTCAGATTTAGTTACTACCGATTCTACTCAAACATTAACTAACAAAACAATTGATGGTGATGACAATACAGTACAGGATTTAGCTTTAACTTCTCTAAAGACAGACTTGCCCAACGCTAATAAAGTAATCAGACGCGATGCTTCAGGCGTGGTTATTTCGGGAAATAACTTACCAAACTCTTCCGATTTAGTTACTG